CACCGCTGCCGAAGTTCTGCGACATGGCGACTCCGACAGTCCGGGTCGTGTCGGCCTTCATCCAGAACGAAACCGTCGCCTTCCTGCCAGCAAATGTGCTCACGTATTCTAGGCGGTGGCGAAGATCTCTGACCGTCGATCCCGAGCCCGCCGCAGTATGATTCCAGCGCAAGAAGTAGGAAGGGTTACCCGGCACACTCGACTGACCGACGGTAAACGCCTGGCGGGAAACGGAGAAGGTGCCTATGCTCCCGTCGTATATGACCTTGAAGCGGTCGGCCGTCAAAGTATTCGAGGATGGAGTACTGAAGCTGGTGGCGCGCTGCCAAAAGTCTAGGCTGCCGTTGATGCACTTGTTGTCGGGGCTGAGATAGTCAGGCTTGGTTCTTGCCATAAATCACCTCACGCCTTTTTCCGAATCTTGACGGTAGTGTACGTCTCGGTTCCCAACCCGGTCGAGTTGCCGAGACCTACAGTAGCGCTTGTGTTGGTGCACTGATGTTGGATCTCGAAAGTCTTCGCAGCAGTAAGGATTAGAGTCCCAACAATTACCGAATCGTTTTGGGAGTACTGAGTCGTATTGTTGTTGTAAGTGGACGATCCCATGAGGCTGTCCATTCCATCGGTGATGTTCCTGAGTTTCGCAAGATGTCCAGCGCAGGCGAGGGCGGGTGCACGGGCTTCGATCTCATAGCGCCCTGGCTGAAGCGTGAATTGATTGGAGTTGAGGGAAACCCAGCCGATGTCGCTGGATTCTTTGGACAGAGTGTTGAGGGTCCGGGTGCGCCATGCTCCGGAGGTAAAAGTTCCGCCATTAGTGCCAGACGTCTGCTGTTCGGATAGGACTACGGTGCCGGCCACAGTTCCCGGAGTTTCTACTGCCAGAGCGTTCGCCGACTTCACAAGGCGCCACTTGAGGGAAGAGAACGAGGACCAAGCGGTGCCCGCAGCAGCGTATGAAGCTCCTGAAATTCCGCCCCCATTTCCGAACTTAACGTCGAAATCGGTAGTGGAGCCGGAGACGGGCACCACACGGATGCCGTATCGGACGGTCCCGTGGTTCTGAGCACGAAGCTCGTGCTCCGAGAGCTTGATCCATTTCGAGTTCTCTTGGACTTCCACGAACACATGGTCGGTAGACTGTACTTGATTAGCGAATCGGACTCTCTTGGTGCGTTCAGCAGTAGTGAAGGAGCCAATCGCGACGCCATCAGAGCCGTACGCGAATGAGGAGGTGTCGTCAGAGTCAGCGGTAGCCGAGTTGTAAGCGTATTCGACCCTGGAGTCCGTTAGAACGGTAGTAGTCTTATAGCCAACCACCGGAACACTAAACTGTAGAGTAATCCTGTCTCCCGAAGCAAATGTCATCGGAGCAGCTTGGGTGACGCTACCAACATCTCCGCTAGCAAGTTCATAAGCGACTTCTACGGTTGTCGTCGAGCTATAGCGTACGATTGCCCTCCAGTTTCCAGTGCCGGCATCACGAATATTTCCCCCGCCAAAGTACTGGTTGGTGTCGGTACCATCGGCCAAACTGTCAGGATCGACCGTGACAGGCAGATTCAAGGTAAGGGTAGCTGACGTAGGAGCACCCGAAAGCAGGACTGTAATGTCGAAATATTCCCGGTTAGCAAGTCGCCACCGTTTGCCGGTGTAAGTGACGTTACTAACCCATGAGCCGGTCGGGACGAAACTTGCCGGATCTGAACCAGGCACCCCGTAGATATTTCTACCCGTGCCGAACTGAATGCTGCTCAACATCAGCGTCCAAGCCGTGGTCCCGGAATCAGCGCAAAAGAGGATCAAGCGATAACGCGTCGAGGAGTTGGTGACGAAAGTATATTCGGCGGGTCCAGAACTGGGGACACTCTGATTGTTACCAGGGAGTAAACCGCCGTTGGTTACATCATAGAGTGACGCGGTAATGTTGCCCGAGGCGTAGCCACTGCCCCCCTTGCAGTCCATCCGCAAAGTCATCGATGCATTACAATCTGCCGGATCGATGTCAAAATCGTATGACCACCCTTGACCCTGTCGATTGGAGGCATCCTTGCTCACCAGGAAACTGGAGCCCATACGAAGCGCTCCAACCGTAGTCACCGCGAAGGTGATATTTGGCGTGCCTCCGCCCGTACCGTCGGTCGGCTGGGTGCTTGCGGCGTCGACAAAGCCGTTCCATCCGAACGTCCCCTGGGAACCGTCACCGTTGCCGTTCAGGATGTAGTTCACACCGAGCTGCCTGCGAGCGATCTGCGCCTGGAGGCTCGAGGCGTTCGGGAAATTTTCCTTCACGACGCCAATCTTCATCGCCACGATGTTTATCCCGGCAGTCAGAGGGCTGGCCAAAACGATCTGGCTTGAAGTGTTGTCGGCCGCGATGTTCGAGAAAACGTAGTCGTTTGAGCTGCCCTGCCGCTGGAGCTTGCCGTCGATGAACAACCAGAAGTTGTCGAGGTTGCTCTGATCGACCGTGTAATTTAGGGTGATGGTCCCCTGCCCCTCGGTTGAATCCGTCTCGTATCTTTGGGTGGATAGGGTCTTGGGGATCAGCGGCAAATCAGCGCCGGAGGGCTGTTTGGCGTTCGAGTAGGAGTTGAGTTTTTTAATCAACATATTACTTCTGTCTCTCTTGCCCTATTTTACGCTGAAAGGCAGATCTGCTTTAGAGTTCGGCGTCGGCAGTTACGAAGGCGGTATCGTAGACCACTCCAGTCGCAACGTTGCCGAAACAGGTCGTGCAGTAAGGAGACGTACTTTCTGAGAGTCCCGTCCCCACTGCTATGGTGGGGGTGATCCGCTTTTCCGTCTTATAGACCCAGGTCGCTCTCATCCCCTGGGTACTGCCCGAAGTGTTGAGGGACCGAATGCTGCCAGTGTATTCGTAGTACCGCTGGCATAGGGAAAGCTCGTTTGCGTTTTCTCTACGCGCGTAGGGTAAGAGAAGATTTCCCATGTTGGCCCTGATGGCGGTGCATAGAATCGAATCTCCCACCGACTCCGAGTTGGTCGTATGGATGAAGAAAATCAGGTTGTTGCAACTCGATGGAATCGCAGCTGACAATGACACTTCTTGATAAGAGTTCGTCAGATTGAGAGTCGCCGATGCATACTCCGTCACATTGGCGATATAGGTCGGCACTGCACCCCAGGAAGAGACAATCGAGCTGGTGATGCTATCAGACGATCCTGACCAGCCTAAGACTGCGATGCGAACCTGAGACACCTCGGATGATTCCGTCCGACAAGAAAGTCCGAACCGGATCGTCTGATTTTGGAATGGGATTGTCTCGGCAGTCTCAAGCATCTGCATCATCCCGAAGTATCCACCGGAAGTAGCCTTATCGAGTCTGATGGCGTAAATGTTCGAACCCGGATTTGCATCAGTCGCTCGGGAAACCGCGACATGGTTGGCCGAGCACAAGATGTTCCATCTATCCGGGCCGAAAGCATCGTTGACTATGTTGGTTGGTGTGCCTAACCCCGCACCACCAACGAGCAGCCGCTGAAATAGGAACCCCTCTGGGTTGTAGATGATGTTCGGATTGTCCCGTTCAACGATGTGCTTGCCGATGATCTTAGACATAAATCCTCACAGCTCCGCGTCGGCGGTCCATTGCCAAGAGATGGAAGCATAGTTTGTCGTTATGGTTGCGCCCCCATTACGGAGACTGAATGAATGGCTATTCTTGTAGTGAATGCCGGCGCTATTGGCGGGTTCGTCTGCGGAGCTGTACCCGTTAGAGACCCGATCTGCGTTTCCAGATAGCCCATAGGATCGCACGGTAGGATCTACCCGCTTAGACACTTTAAAGAAGGAAGTTCCGTAGTTAATGTCCGAGGGCAACCCTGAGTCTGCGATGATACGGACCAGCGTGGCTCCCGCCACCGTTGCCGTTCCCGGTACCACATCCCACTCGTAGCTTTTCTCGTAATACCTCTGACACATCGCCAGCTCTTCTTGATTTTTTCTCCGCAAATAGGGAATTGCGGTTGAGCCCACGTTTGCCCGCACTGCCGTAACGCTCAGGACGTCGTTGACGCTTTCCGAGTTCGGAGTATGCACAAAGAAAATCAGGTTCGTAGCTGATGCCGGCACTGTGCAGCTCAAACTGACTTCCTGCCAAGAATTGGTCAGATTCAGAGTCGCTGACGCAACCTCGGTGAAGCTAGCAGCGTAAGTGGGGGTGGCTGCCCAGGACGACACCATCGCAGCGGTGACAGAGTCTGCGGTTCCCGTCCATGCTACGACCGCGATTCTCGCCTGAGAAATCGTAGAGCTTTCGGTTTTGGCCGACAGCGCGAACCGGATGACCTGTCCCTGCAACGGGATTGTTTCGTCATTCTCGAGGATTTGCGACATCCCCAGGAAACCTGCGGAAGTAGATTTCAAGAGCCTGATCGCAGTCTTCGTGCCAGTGAGGCTGCTAGCAATTCTGGAGACCGTGACGTCGTTTGCGGAACACAGAATCTTCCACCGATCTGCTCCATAGTTGGTAGAGCTTACGGCTCCGCCCGCTGCGGAGATCCGCTGCATCACGTAACCTTCCGGATTGTAGATCAAGTTGTTGCGCATGTTCGCCATCAGCAGGGCGATGTTGGCAGCATTCGAATCACTCGAATCTACCACCCCAGTACGCTTGAGCACCTCAAGGGAGAGGTTCATCGCGCTGTAATCGGAATCCAGTTCGATGAGGGTTTCGTTGATCTCTTTGAAGTAGCCGTCGGGAGTGGCAGTACCCGAAATGAAACGGGGCAACTTCTGGCCGTTCAGGATCACTTCGATCTGCCCGTTGGGCTTCCCAGAGAACAGCCCCGGGGCGTAAGAGAAGCCCAAGCTGATCCGAGTCTTGCCGCCCACGACAGACAGCGTGCAGTTCACGGGCGTCGCAGATCCATCGGTCATCGCGAAAGCCTGATCGAGCACGTTACCGGAAGCTGTCACCGAGTCGCGCTGGAAGTAAACCTTGTAGCCGAGGAGATTGATAGATCCAGATCCAGCGGAGGCGTTCGCAAAGAACCGCAGGTAGAGATTCGTACCGGAGACGGGGAAGCTAGTGACTCCGACTTGGCCGGTGTAACCGCTCGGGCGAGTCTGAACTCCACAGTAGGTGCTGCCGTCCGCCGAGGCCGTGAATGCGACCAGCGCGGAAACTCCGTTGTCGAAAATCTCGTCTCCGGACCCTGCAGTATCCTCGTACGTGACCATGCAGTCCGTAAGGGCGTTCGTATTGACGGCTCCGGGAGCAAGGCCGTCACCAGCGAATGCGTTCAGATCCTTGGTGTACACCGCCTGGGACACGCAAGCCGAAGCAGCCGAGGGATTCGCCGCAAACGCTGATTCGATCGTGAATGGAGTACCGCTGCCTCCGTCCGAGTTGATTGAACCGATCGCGGTGATCCGGCGCGCTTCAGTACCTACACGCAGAATGTCGCCGGCCTTGACCGTGAAGCCGGGCGTACCCGAAAGTACCATCGAGGTCGTCGTACCGGTGCAAGTCTTGCTGGCATCGTAAGCCAGCCGGTAATAGCCGTTGACGACCGAGTAGAGAGTCGAGTCCGTCTTACCCGCCGAGATGTCCACGGGAGCGCTAGAGTCCGGGATCGAATCAAACTGATCCTGGAAGTCCATCGAGTAAGAGAGCGACGTGATGTCATCACCCGCGCCGCCCGTTCCCGAACCTGAACCCGAGGCGCCCAGACGCACGGTCTGACCCGGATTCAGCACCTGCTTGTGCAGGGGAATGTGGAGGTATCCTGCGCCATTGGCATCCTTCCGGCGCGCGATGACAAAGATGTCCTTATTCGCCTGGGACTGAGCCGGAATCGGGGTCACGCTGGAGCGAACCGGTGTGACCGTTTCCGATGAAGCGGTGCGGTCGATGGCTACGTAGAGGCTCTCCCCATCGTTCAGGGAGATAGGGCTACCGGCCATAGCAATGGTGTGGGCCGTGAGCGTGCCGGACTTGGTGTTGACCATCTCGAGCACTATGTCCGTCGTAAACTGAAGCTGGGTGCCGGTCCAAGTGATTGGGTTGTCCGAGCGCAGATAGGAAGAGCGATCTTCCTGCTGGTCGCCGATGGCATCAGTCAAAGCGCCGATGCGCGCAACTAAGCTCTGAGCGGCGGTGCCGCGAATGTCTGAGGAATACCCAGGCGCGGAAGTTTCGTTGGTCAGGCCGAGATTGTTCAGGAGCGTCTGCGGGACATTATCCCCTATCTCACTCGACTCATCTGTCTGAAGTTCTCCGACCCCCCGGAAGAACAGCCTCGAGCCTTCGCGATAAGCAATCCAGTAGTTCGTGTCAGAGACTACGAAAGAAGCTCTCGCCACTTTCTTGTAGTTCGTTGCTCCAGAGCCAGCAGCGCTGTAGGTCTGGTTGCCGGTGGCCGGCAGGGTCACATAGAGAACTTCCCCGTCTGCCAGAGACAGGGCGGAAGATCCGCCCGTGCCATCTTCGCGGGTCAGGTTCAGCACTTGAGCGCTTCCGAAGATACGAATCAGCGCTACTACGTCGGAATCGGCAGGTGCGCCGCTTGAGTCAGAAATCGAGAGGGCCGAACCGTTCCAAGACACCTTGGCGCCAGAGCTGTTCGGGACGATCACGGAGTTCATGAAATTCATGAGGCCGTTGACCGAACCAAATCCCGTTTCGAACCAGAACGAGGTGCCCTTCAGGCGACGAATTTCCGTCATCAGCGCCGTCAGCGCATCACGAACGCTCCCGATGCTCTTATCCGCACCCACGAACGAAGCCGCGCCAGAAGTCAGGGTGCCGGTGGCCCCGCTCGTCCCGCCCGTGACCGTCGCTCCAGCCGCAATGGAATCCGTGCTGGGAAGGATAACGCCGATAATGCTCGTCCCGCCGGTAGTGACCTTAGCCGTCACCGCTCCAATCGTGACCGTTTCACCCACCGTAAAGGTGCCGGAAACTCCCGAGAGGTTCAGCGTCAGTTCAGGCTCTGAGTTAGAAGCCCAGGCGTATGACGCGAGCGGGTCCGCCGGGGTGCCCAGGCGGAAGAACATGGGCCGCTTGTCCAGGATCAGCTTGATGTTATTGCCAGAGTCGGTATCAACGATGGCCAGGGGGATGCGATTTGCCGAGCCGCTGAAGCCCCCCGTGAGAGCCACAACCGAGATCGCGATGTTCGTGACCGTGTTGATGGTCTGGTTGAACTCAGCACCCAGGCCGCCCGAAGCGGACGGGTCCCAGAACGCGCGAGTCAGCGGGGTGCCGTCGACCGTAGAGAGGGCCAGTTCGAGGTAGTTGCGGGCATTCGCATTGAGCGGGACGCTAACAGGAGATGCCGCTGATTCGGCCGAGAACCAAGAAAAGTCGCCGGTGTTGTTGGGGTTGATCAGGGTCGCGTCCGTCATGTTGACGGTGGCGGGCGATGGGCCGCCCAGGCCGGAAACCGCGAACCCCTTCAGGATGTACTGCGTGGAGCCCCAGAACTGCTTGGTGTGAAACTTTGAATCCGCCGAAATACCTGCGAACAGCACCAGGAGATCTTCAAGGTCAAGACGCTCTTGGCTGATCAGCTTCGGTTTGGTCAGAATCATGGGGTTTCTCCGATTTCAACTCTCCCCCAATTGTATCAAATACGACTGCCCTAATTTATTCACCGGAGTAGGGGTTTGTGACCAAGTATTTGTAAGAAGGCAGAAGAATAACGAAGGTAACGACCACGCCTGCCGCAGCGATCTCGGCGAGGAGGTTCTGCACCACGACGCGGGCGTTAGATGGAGAGGTCAGGTAGATCGCCAGGTCATCGCCATTCACCCTCGGAATTGCCGGCTTCAATGTCGGTACCAGCACATTGAGGTACGAGCCCACCTGATGGGACTTCCCGAAGACGTGCCCTGGGTCGATCAGAATGGTCGAGTTGTTTGGTTTATTAATGTACTTCACCGGCTGTTCTTCGGTGTCGAGGCCCCAGTCAAAAATCAAGGTCCCAGGGGAATTCGGAATGCTCGAGGCGTCGTCGACCGTCACCTTGGTGTAAACGTTGCCCTGGCTGAGAACTTCTTGGATGCGGGCCTTCTGCTGCGTCACCGTATAGGAAACCCCTGACGGGCTGTAGAGGAAGCTCCCTCGCCAAATACCCCCACTCGGGGCAACCGGCGCCTCGAGAGTCGCATCGTCGTGCAGATGGTGAGAACCCTTCAGAGTCCGCTTCAAGGTCGGGATGATAGCAGGCAGCTCAATGATCAGTTCCCGGGGCCTAACTTCCCAGACCACCGTCCGCTGCGAAAGATCCGTGATGCGGTTCTTGCGGAGGTTCAGGTCGAGCTTCCCTCCCCCAACCATCGTGGACGTCGACACCTGTAAGGACCCCCTGGGCCCAGGGGTATTGGTCCGAATGTTGACGTACTGATCCCCCGTCGCCTGATCGACGATCACACTGGCAGTCGCGCCGTTAATCCGACTGAGGATCGCAGCGGTCTCTTCGGCCGTAGCGACCCCGGGGGTAGCCACATCGGTGTCGAGCACGGTGATTGACTGGGGGTCCCCCCCGTCGACCGAGATCAAGAGATTGTCACCCGCCGACAGATTGAAAGGCGCGATGTTCGCCGTCTGGATGTTGGTACGAGAGAACAGCGGGGACCAGAAAACGTCCATGGCGTCATAAAACGTCTTGCGGATGTTCTTGGCCTCAAGCGACAGCACGGGCACGAGATTACGGAAATCTTCGTCTAGGAGTCCCAGAGTGGCCGGACGAGACACTCCCAAGCCCGAAGCGGCAAGGTCGAGGTAAGGACCTTCGGCCGTTTTGATGAAAAGCTGGTCCTTAGTGTTTGAGATTTGCGCGACCAAATCATCGTGCGCCATACCCCAAGCCTCTAGCAAAGCCCGGATAACCGGGTTTACCTGGGGCTTGTAAGCCTTGGGCAGCGTGCGGATGAATCGGTCTACCTTTTTCTCCGCCATGGCTTATCCGATCGTGATCTTTGAATCTGAGGTACGCGCCAATTCGTTGTCTGCGATCACTACGTTGCCCGTCGGAGTAGAGATCTCCACGTCCTCCACGTTGTCGACTTCCATGATCTTCTGGATCACGGTAGCCAATACGACGTCTTCCCCTACTCCAAGGGAGTTCACGTAGCCTGTGATCGCCGACTTGATGTCGTCAGCGACGTTCGTGATCGACACGCCCTGAGCCAGGGAGACGTTCAGGTTGAAGGTGATCTCTTGTACCGTCGGGGCAAGAATCTGAAATTCTACGCCCGCCGCGCCGACGCCCGGATAGCTCACGAGGTCTTGGTCGTCGCCGTAGATGGTACGGTGGACCTGCTTGAGGAGACCGGTGTAGTAGTTGTACCCTTGCAGCCCTCGCACGATAGAAGTCGAGAAGGCCAGGAGGTCGTTAGCAGACCCGCCCGTCACCTGGACGTAGCCGTCGGACCCTTCGGCCAGCGAGGAGATCTGCACTCGCGAGTTGTTGTTGGAAGCCTCGATCGCCGCCTTTGTGGACAGGGTCGTCACTTTTTTGTTGTTGAAGAAAGCGACCGTGTTCTTGAGCGTGGCCGGCAGGACCGCGAAGGTATCCCCCACCGAAGGCGTAGCCCGGAAGGCGCTCGACACCGTGATCTGTCCGCTCGAGCCCGTATGCGCCGAGATCGTACGCCGCTGGCCGATCATCGCGGAGCCGCTCGAGGAAGACTCGGCAACGCCCGCCGTGTTCGTCACTTCGATGTAACCGGCGTCGGTCGTATCGACCGCTGTGATCAGGAAGTTGCCGTTGTTGGCCGACTGCTGCATGTTCGAGAAAGCCGTGTGGTCGCCTGCAGCCATGTCAGCGAGGTTGGCCGGCAAGCTCGCGAAAGAATACCGCCAGGTATTGCCCCCTACGTTCGCAACCGTGGTCACAGTGCCGGTCGTCGTATTGGCTCCGGACTTGGCGATGACCTTGTACCCAATAAGATCTCCAGTATTAGGGAACACCGTGTTCAGGGCCAGTGCCGAGAAGACAGTCGTCGAGCTTGCGGCGGTAACAGTGCCGGCGAAGTCGAACACCACGGTGAATGTCTTAGTCGCCGGGGCGTTGTCGAGCACCATCACGAGGTTGTGTCCGAGCACGAAGTTGTACGGGCCCCCGTTTCCAGACACCACGAAAGCCTTGTGTGGGCGCTGGTTGGAAACCGTCGTGTTAGTCGTGAAGTTCAAAGCGGTGGCCGTAGAGGTGGATTGGACTCGGATAGAACCGGAGCCTTGCGTGAACGTATTGGTGTTGATCTCGAGGTAATTAAGCCCTCCGATGGTACGAACGATTGCAGTTGCACCTTGCAACTGCGCGTTGATCAGAGCAGCAATTTGGGCGGCCGAGTACAGCGAGGTGCTAGAGAAAGTAATCGTTTGATCTGCGCCTCCATCGACGGCGACCACCAGCGTCTGGCCCGAGATGATGGAATAGAGTTCAGGGGATGCCGTACGCAACCGGCCCCGAGTGGATTGCGATCCTAGGGTGGCGTCTTGGTTGGCAGTCAGAGGTCTGACCAACTCAATCGTGCCGAGTTCCCGGTTGAACGTGTAGTCTTTGTCCGACCCCACCACTTCCGTAGTCTGGAAGCCGAGCACCGTGTTGGCGGTTCCCCCAGTCACCTGGATCTTGGACTTGGAGGAAAGAGCTTTGTTGGAAGTGATCCGAAGCTTAACGTCGTTCGAGATCAATGAGGCTTCGGCTCCCGAAAGCTGGGCATTGATGACGGCCAGGACTTCTTTCGCGGTGGCTGCCGATGCAGAGGCGAAGTCAGCCGAAGTGAATGAAACAACCTGCGGGTTGACGCTCTTCCCATCCACGATAACGTTCAGGGGCCAGGGGCCGGAGCCAAGGCTGGCAAAGTCGTAAGCTTCTTGGTTACTCGAGTCTATGTATGCCGTGGAACCATCTTTCGACAGCAGCGCTCCATCAACGTAGAGATACAGCGTTGCCCGGGAGTCGGTGGGAAACCCTAGGATTCCATTGGCAGATCCTCCGGTGACCTGGATCTCTTCGTTGGTGTCCTGGATGGCTGAGATGACGACTTTTTTACCGACGTCCGAGGTTCTCGCCTCGATCAACGTCGCCTTGTTGTTGATGATCGCTGCGACCTCTTCAGCCGTTGCTGACGCGGGGAATTCGAAGTCCGAAGTCAGGAACTGGATAGTTTCGGCCTGAAGTCCAACCGTGTAGCTGAAAGACAGGGTACCCGCGCTCATGTTGTAAGGCTCTTGCAGATTGTTCTCTACCTGCGCCTTTGCAACTGGGGCCAGGTCGAGCTGCAAGCGATTCTCCCCGCCGGTCGCTTGATCGAGAATCGTCTCTAGGCCCTGAGAGTCAAACGAGGGCTCGAAACCCGTGCCGTCGTCGATATAGACCTTCACCGGACTCTGGAGATCCGACGGCTGGATGATGTTGGCCGAAACGACGCGTTTGGCGGTCTGAGTATCGACCAAGCCGATGATGGCGTTCAGCAGCGCCCGTTTGGTGGCCTTGGACAGCGACTGGACCTGATTCTTGATCCGGTTGCGGAAATCGTCATCCACTTCCAAGTCGCCCCCGGTCGTGAACTTAGTATCGTTTTCCGCTCTGGCCCCAGCGAAGGGGGCCGACGCAAACGCAGAGGACCCAGTGATCGCACGGATCGGGATGTTGCCAGTCGACCCCGCAACCTGGGCCGTGATCTCTATCCCGGCCACTTCCGCCTCACCCGAGAGCAAAGTCGTGTCGTGATCGACAGTGAATTTCACTTCTGCGCTAGAGCCAGCCGCAGGCACCACGATGACGGTGCCGGCCAGGATGACCTGATCAGTCCCCTGCTTCAGGATGACGCTTTCATCCAGACCATGGTTCATTGCGAACGGAGATACGGTAAATTCCCAGTAGTTGGTCAGATTCGAAGGCGCGACCGAGAAGGTGACTTCCTCTTCATTGGATGTCCCGCGACCGATGATCAGAGTGCCAGAGGAGGAATACAGAGGGTTTGACGCGTCATTGACGCGGAGGACTGTGTCGCCGATAACCGGCGCCGGCAGACCCGAATAAAAAGAACTTGAAACCTTGGTGAAGCCTGCATCACGCTGGACCTTGATCTTGCCAGACGCCTTGGTAGCCGCCCGGCGGGTGAGGCCGAATTCGAAGCCGCGCTTATCGAGATCCTCTCCCGTAGTCGAGTCGAGGTTGTAATTGCGCACCACGTTCACGAGCTGAACGTACTGCTGGAAGATTTCCTGAGCGTTGGCCTCGAGCAGGGTCAGAATGGCGGAGCCAGGATTCAGACCGTTGATACCCGTTTCAGCAAGAAACTTGCTGATCTGGTCGCCTACGATCTGCGGCTCTGACTTAAGTCTTAAAAGGCCCATTCTGGTTCTCCAGGTCTATTTTCGCACTTTTCCGGCAATCTCTTTGCCTTAGAGGCGAACTGAGATCGGGACTGGAATGTCTATATGTTTGATTTTCACTTCGAAATTGAGCTTAAGGGTGGACCCTTCTCGGACGATCTCGAGGTTCTCGACTGACTCGAACCGAGGGTCCTGGGTCAGCGAACGCACTAAGCTCATCTTGATGTCCGACAGGCTCGGGAACTTTGTACCCGGCATGAGCCCCACGCCCAGGTTCGGGTGCTTGATAAGGTCCCCCGGCTCGTACATCAGGCTCAGGCGGATGGCCTGGGCGGCGTTCTCCACCCCTACCGCCAGCTCCAGGTCCCCACGGTTGGACAGCTGCAGGTCGTTGTTGGCGTCGAGCTTCAAGTCCACTCCAAGGTTCTTTTCAACCTCGGACAAAGCCGTGGTGTAGTAGCTGGGCTTGGCCTTGGGGGTAGTACCGAAGCCATTGATGATGGGACTCGGAATCATAACCATGTCGCCTGGATGCAGGACGTTCGGGGTCGGGTCTGAACGGTCTTGGATGACGTACGGAGGCTTCAGGTTGTTCAGCTCGGAGATCTCAACCCAGCGGCTCGAATCTTTAAGTTCCTGCAGGGCCAGACGCTCGAGGTCGGTGTCGGCCGGCATAACCAGCTGGCGCACCGCCTGCTCAGCTCGGATCGGGAGGGCTTCCGAGAAAGCGTCCTGTACGTTTTGAATGCGATCCTCGTAGGTGCCAGAGAAAAACTTATTGGTGGCCAGTAGGTTCTCGAGGCCTTTGATTGCAGAGGTAAAAGCGTCGAGCAGTTCTATCTCCGCGTCCGTGGCCGCTTTTCCCGCCTCGACGGTCACGGTGGAGACTCGGCCGTACTGAGCATCATAGATCGCGGAACCTAGATTGAACTTGTCGATCGCGTTGTCGCGAACCCGCTTAAGATCCTCGATCGTCTGTTCGTAGAAGCTCCGGGGCAGCGCCTGAGCATCCCGCTGATCCTTGGCTAGCGCCTCTTGAGCGGCGTCCGGCATGATTGAGGAATCAACCTGCATCAGCGCGTCGGACTTGTCGAAAAGTCCCACTACGAGCTTGGAAGTCGCAACGGAAGAGGCTCCCGCGCGGCTCTGGGTATTGGCCCTGCCGAGTGCTTTGGCCACGAATGCTTTGGATTTGGCGTCGAGTTCCTTTTTGGAGAGCCCGAGCAAAATCCCAAGCGAAGCCGTCTCCGTTACCGTCTCAGAGATGATCTGCTTACCCATGTCGGCAGCCACAGTGCGAACGCCTAGGGCCGCCTTGATGGCGAGCGATGCTTTACGCAGGGGCTCCAGCACTGTGGAATCGTAGGTGCCCTCGATCTGGCGAAGGATGTCCTGGGACCGAAGAAAGACCCCGCGCGCGAAGTCGATCTTGTCCTTGGCCGAGTTCAGCAGGTTGTCTAGCTTATCCAGGAGGCTGGTTTGCTCCGGCTCGAACTTCAGATGGCCCAGCACCCGGAAGTTCAGCACGTAGTCGTAAAGGAACTTTCGGGCCGCGCTTTTCTTGAGTTGGAACTTCACCAGCTCCACAACCAGGAATTCTCCATCCTTGAAGTTGCGGAAAACCAGCCGCGCGTTTCGAGCATCTTCGCTCCCCTCGTTCTTCCACTGGTAATAGGCACGGAACCAGTTCCGAAGCGTGAGGAAGACCTCAAAACCCGACTTATACTTCAGTTCATTGGGCTGGAAGATCGCTCGTCCAGTCGAACGCTCTACGCCCCCGGCACCTCGGAACGGAGCGATCCCGGTCGTTCCGGAGATCACTAGATCCTTATAGCGATTCCCCCCGTGCTGCACCACAGTGCCGCCCTGGGTAGACTTCATCGAGATCGCGAAATTTTCATCCTGGTTGAGTTCTGAAGGATTGAGCGGGAGCACGAACTCCCCGAACTCTGACTTTCCAACAACCGAGAATGAGTATGGCAGACTCTTGTTCCAGTTGCTGGCGGCAATCTCGCTCAACACACCTTGGGTCGTCGCATTTCTAGGGTAAAGGGCGTTCCCACTAATGCCGAACAGGCTACCTACAAGGCCTCCGATCGATGAGCTGATGTTGTTGATTAACCCACCGATACCAAAGGCCATTGCCGGGATTCCCCTGTTCTCTCTGTCTCGCTCGATTATATCAAATTAGGGGGCACCAATTTCGCTTGACCGTAAAACAAGGTTCCCGTATTCTATGATTGTTGACAGAGCTACTCAAGCTCACCAGATTTCAGGAGGAAATCACATGAACTGGAAATTCTCGTTTCTGATGATGCTCATGGCCTTGCCGGCGCTCGCCGCTCCGAAGCCGCTGCCTTTCCAGGCGGCCGATCACGTCCGCATCAAGAACAGCGACTTCTACAATGGCTGCACAGGCATCGTGGTAGGTCGCGGATTCAACCCGACCTATGAAGACATCGAAGCAAAGCGGCCGGGCCGTTTCATGTACCGAGTCCAGCTTCGCTCCTGCCAGGGCTATGTCCTCGAACAGGAGGTCCAGAGTTCCCCGTCCCAGCTCGAGAAGGTGCTCGGCAATGAATAAACATATCGTGGAGTCCGTTGCTCTTGTCGTGATGTGCCTCTTGTTCTCAGGAGTCGGATTCCTCGCAGGCCTCAGCCATGCGGAAGCTGCAAAGCCTCGCTTCTCGGTCGGAACCTGTTTGGTCGGGAGCAACCAGGACTCATGGGAAGTCAATCCCCGCAAAGTGAACCAAATCGGCCTCTACTCCTACGACGTCTCAGAATGCATTTTCGGTAAATGCACGTGGAGTGGATTCGATTTGAAGATCAGGACAAATACCGGGCAGTTAATTGCCCTTATTGAAGAATTGGGGGCGGGATCTCACCCTTGCCCTCAGAGCTTGGCGTCTGCGACGAAACGTCGTGAAGGCCTAGAGGATCGCTGCAAGCCGTAAACCCTGCGTCTAGTGTTCCCCGCCGGGGCCTCCCCGGAGCGACGTAAAATTAGGGAATTGGGAAACGAGCCTCTGCGGTAATGCGATCCAGCGGGAGAATGACCCGTCGCCAGCTCCACACTTTCTAGAAAGGAATCCATGAAGAACCAATCAATACAAGTCGGGGACAGGGCCCGCGTGTACGGGGCCATTTCTGGGGTGGCTCAGCCTGTCGATGGACAAGTGAAGCAGGTTTGCGCGTCGGGGATGCTTAGGGTCCAGTCCGAGCCGTTCGGCGGAGAGGTCCTAGCCCATCCAAAGCAGTGCCGCCGCTTGAAGAAGCGCAAGCCCCGGGCCATAGGCATTGCGGTGTCGGTCAACGGCGTCCCCTTCATCAGCTCGTATTTGGAGAGTGACTTCAAGGACATTCCCGGGAAGCAGCTCTTCATGGTCGAAAGGAAGACGAAGTGAGCCAGAACTCAGTACTCACCATCAGCTGGGCGAGCGTCGTTCTCAATCTCGGGCTTCTGATTTGGAACATCAGGGACCTGCGGAGGCTGCGGAAGTGAGCACGCATACTATGTCAGCGAAGGACCGGGCGAGGCTTCGCAAAGGCACGCGGGTTCGGGCTGTGGGTGGACTACTTGGACCACAGGAGACCCACCCGTCGGGGTTCGCTCTGGTGGCCGACACGCTGGTAGTGGTCCGCCTGGTCCCAGACTCGGCGCTACCCGTGCAGCTCAGAGCCAAGCCGTCAGGACGCACCTACTACGCCGAGCCCCGGCAGCTACGGAGGGTGCGGCAGTGAGTAGACACTCTTTGAAGCACCCATGCGCTGAAACGTGCTCCGGCTATCAGCAGGCACGCGAAGAGGCCCTGGACGAGGTGCTAGCTGGCATCGCCCGAGAACAGAACTACCGAGAGTTCCGCGAGGACCAGGACGGCAGCGCCGTAGGTGCCTGCAAGGAAATCGCGAGCTACGTCCGCGCATTGAAGGCGAGCAAGAAATGAGGTGCAATACATGTCCGAGGCATAGCGTGCTTTACGCCGAGATTTGCGCCTACTGCGAGGACGAGGCACGAATGCTCGACAACTGGGGCGCGCGCAAAAGGGCGCCCGCCCCGGTGGCGGCCCCGCACCCCATCAAGTACGAGGACTGCTCATGTGACGAGGGCAGGATTTGGAATAATGCCGACGATACAAGCGGCCAATTCCATGAATGCTCCAATTGTGACTACCGAAGGAGGGCAAGATGGCTGCGACGCTGATGCTTGGCGACTGCCTGGAAGTCATGAAGGACATCCCGGACGGGACGGTAGACATGGTTCTGGCTGACCTGCCCTATGGCACCACTCAGTGCAAGTGGGACACGGTGCTGGACCTGGCAGTCATGTGGGCGCAGTACGAACGCGTCTGCCGGGAAAGCGGTGCCATTGTTTTATTTGGGAGCCAACCATTCACGTCCGCATTGGTGATGAGCCGCCCCGAACTTTTTCGCTATCATTGGGTGTGGGTCAAGTCCCGCGCCACTGGTCATCTCAACGCGAAGAAGATGCCCATGCGCAACACAGAGGATGTGCTCGTCTTCTATAGACGCCAAGGAACATACAACCCACAGATGACCGAAGGCGAGCCTTACCGAATCGATTGCCGCACCAAGGGGACCGAACTGTATGGTGCTCAGCGTCCCGTGCTGTTCGAAAACAAAGGCACCAGGTATCCGGTAACAACCCTATCCATAAAGTCCGGCAGCAACCTCCACGATAAACCGGTCCACCCAACTCAGAAGCCAGTCGCTCTGCTGGAATACCTTATCAAGACCTACACCAATGAGGGCGAGACGGTCCTCGATAACACGATGGGCAGCGGCTCGACCGGTGTGGCCTGCGCGAACACCGGGCGCAAGTTCATCGGCATCGAAAAGGACCCCAAGTATTTCGAGATAGCGGAAAAGCGCATCTTCGATGCCTTCCCGCCGTTTGTGAAGCAGGTCCAGGAGCCTGACAGTGATGGGTAACTCATGCCGTTAGTAGCAGTGCCAACCAAACCGAAGCAGCGGTACCTGGACTTCTGCCTGGCCGCGAAGAACGCCGAGACATGGGACGCATACTGCGCCGCCAACTTGAAGGCACGCATCTGCTCGGACCTGATTAACGACTTCTGGCCCGAGGCATGGTTCCTCATCATCAGCGAAGCCGACGAACTGGTCGGGGAGCCCGCTTGCTGCGGCATCGTTTACCGGAGCATCGCCGACTTTGAAGGGAGAGCCGAACAGTGAAGCCGAACACAGAGCAGCACTTCGACTTTGAGTGTCGCTGCGGTGAAAAGATTGAAATCAAGGTCGAGGTCAAGGATGCCGGGTTTCGAAGTGCGTCCGATGCGAATGAGGAGTTCGAGTACATCATGGACTTCGGGCGATTGGTCATCACAGGCGGGATGAAGGAATGAGGTCAAACTCAGTCCCAGAACAGATAGAACGCGAGGCCCTGAGGCGGTTCCCGCCTAACTGGGCGCAGGGCATCGACCTAAACCACAGCTATCGCACCGGGTTCATCATCGGCGCGGAGGCTGCGCTGGAGAAGGCCTGCAAGGCGCTCGAAGAAGTGAACGACCCTGAAAGCGCCGAGTACATCCGGGACGCACTGGAGGGACGATGGGATTGAGGTTTCGTACAGTGGATGAGGTCGAGGTCTGCGAGCATTGCGGGTTTGCCAAGGGCAGGAACCCAGGCGGATGGGTCAACCGCTGCGTCTGCAAGGAGGAGGAATGAGGGTTAGCTCAATCCGAGACGCACACCCGTTCGACAGGATGTCCGACGAGGACTGGTTAGAAGCTAGACGGGTTATTGAGAACGCGATTGATTCGGCACTCGATGAGGCGCTGGAGCGGGCCGTACAGGAGGTCACTAGGTTCG